GCGTTGATGTGTTGCGCCGGTTGCGGGATGGCTTTGCGAATGCGATCAGTGAGCCGCGGGCGGCCTTGGAGAATGCGCTGAATCATGTGCGGAACCTGGTGGGGGAGCATCTTGGGCCAACTGGGCAACAGATGTTTGATCGGGGGCGGGATGTGTTGCGGCGGTTAGGGGATGGCTTTCGCGAGATGGGCGGGCAGGCACGCGAGGAGATGCGGCGCGTGCTCGCTGATATTCAGGAGCGCGGCGTGGCGGAAGGGCTGGGGCTGCTGGCTGGGCGGATGTATGAGAAGGCACGCGAAGGGATGGGCCGCTTTGTGGCCGGGGTGAACGAGGCGGCGCCGAACTTGCGAAATGATGTGCAGCGAGCGCTGAACGCGGTGACAGAGGTCGCCAACGGGTGGATTGGTGGGGCTGGTAATCATTTGAATGCGAAGGGGCGCGAGGCGGTGCAACGGATGGCGGATGGGATGAATGCGATTAATCTGGCCGCTGGGATTGGGGGTGCGCTGGGAAAGATTATTACGGAGGTGAATAATTGGAGTGGCGGGGCGGGGAACCATCTATTGGCAAAGGGGCGCGAGGCGATGGAGCGTTTCCGGGATGGGATGACCGGGTTTGACTTTGCGGGGAATTTCCGGGGGGCGTTGAATCGGATTGTGGATGAGGTGAACAACTGGTCGAATAGTGTGCGGGACCATATCTTCAACAAGGCCAAAGAGGTTGGACAGCGGCTGATGGATGGGTTGCGGGATGGCATTTCGGGCGGCATCTCTGCGGTTTTGAGCCAGATCCAGAATATTACCAACATGTTGCCGCAGTGGGTGAAGGATCAGTTGGGGATTCATTCGCCTTCGACGGTATTTGCCGGGTTGGGGCGGAATATTATGGAAGGGTTGGTGGTGGGGATGCAGGAGTTGGCGGCGGCGCCGCAGGGGGTGTTGGCGGGGGTGGCGGCGAGTTTGACGCCGGGTGATAATAATGGGTTATCGGTCGGCGCTTCGGCAGGCGCTGGGGCCGTCTATAACAATCAGCGCACCACTCAGAATCATTTTACGGTGGCGAGTGGGACGAGTGCGGATGCGGATTTGATGGAGCGGGTGCGGGTGTTGAATATGCTTTATGGGGGGGCGTAATGGCTGATTTTGTGACGGCAGCCCAGTATCAAGTGATCTGGCCAGATGCGGCGGAAACAACCGTTACGATTAACGGGAGCAATAATGCGGCGCACTTGTCGCTGGATGGCGCGGGCATTCCGCCGATGACGCGGAATTTCATGGCGTTTGGTCAGGATGATGGCGGCATTGACAAGGGGGTGCGGATTGAAGAGCGCCGGATGGTGTGGAAGCTGCTGATTGAGGCGACGACCGAGAGCAGCTTTGATAGTAAGCGGGATGCGTTGTGGAGTATTTTTCGCCCACTGGATGACCCGTTGCGGTTGCGGGTGACGAAGGCGAATGGGGATGTACGGCAGATTGATTTTTTTGTGGATGGGCCGATTGAGGTGGCGACGGGGCCGGGCTATCTGGGGATTGTTACGGTGCCATTGGTGGCGCCTGATCCGCTGTGGTATGAGCCGACGTTGCGCTCTGGGACTATGGCAACGTGGCCGAGTACAGCCTTTCTGGCGACTATGCCGTATGGGGCGTATGGGGCGACGTGGCATGAATGGCCAGTGGTGAAAATCACGGGGCCGGTGACAGATTTGGAAATTACGAATGAGCTGGCCACGGGGATCTATTTGGGACATATTGATTTTCGGGGCCATTCGATTCCAGCAGGGGCGACGTATACCGTGGATTTGCGGCCGGGGAAGAAGACGGTGGTTGATCATCTGGGGGCGAACAAGTTGACGGCGCTTTCCTCGTTTCACCGTTTGCAGTATTTTCGCTTCTATGCGGAGCCGCAGAAGGTGGGCGGGGTCAATACGCTCACGATCCGCCATGCGGGGGTGGGGGCAGGAGCGCAGATTGTTTTTGAGCGATATTCGAGGTATATAGCGCTATGAGCAATTATGTATCAGATGCAACCTATCAGGTGATTGTGCCGGATGGGGCGGCGACGGTTCACACGATAGCAGGAGCGACGCAAGCGCACCATGTGGAGTTGACGGCGTTGGGGACACCACCCGTGCAGCGTTGGTTGTATCGGCATCACCAGGCGGATGGCGGAGTTGATCAGGGGTTTCGGTTGGAGCCGCGCCGATTGGCGTGGGAACTATTCGTGCAGGATGAGGTTGAAACGGCCTTTGATGCGAAGTTGCAGGCATTGTATCGGCTCTTTAAGCCCTACGAGGAAGCGCTAAAAATAAAGGTGACCCGGAGTGGCGGTGCGGTGCGCCAGTTGGATTGTTTTGTGCAGGGGCCGGTGGAGTTGGCGCAGTCTAATCAGTTGGGGTTTTCAGGGATTGTGAAGGTGCCATTGGTGGCGCCTGATCCGCTGTGGTATGCACCGACGCAGAAGTTTGCGACGACGACGATTCCGACCAGTGGCGCGACCTTCAATGTCGGTACGCAGGGGAATTATGAGACGTGGCCCGTCATTACGGTCACGGGGCCGGTGGCGGATCTGGTGCTGACAACCAGTATGGTAAATGTCTACAGGAGTGTAACGGCGGTGATTGATTTGACGGGGGTCAGCATTGCGGCAGGTGATACACGGGTGATTGATTTGCGACCGGGGAAGAAGACGGTGGTGGATAGCGCAGGGGCGAACAAGCTCAGTGAAATGGTGAATCAGAGTTGGGTGAATTTTCGGCTGTGGCCGGCGCCGTTTAAGGCGAGCGGGACGAATACGATTAGCTACACCTGGAGCAGTCGCAGTACGGGGGCGTTTGTGCAGTTTGGTTACTATGATAGATATGTGAGTTTATAATATGTATATTTACCTAGCGCGCACCTATGGAGCGAATCCCTATATTTTGGATGGGATGATCGGGCTGAATTACACCAAGGTGGTGAATGATGTGGGAACAGCAATGATTACTGTGCCGGGGGACCATCCGGCGGTGACGGGGCTGGCGCTGGATGATGAGTTGGAGATCTGGCGGCAGGATTTGCATCCAGCGGCGAATACGCCGGTGTCGATTGATTTTCGGGGGTTGTATCGCGGGTTTACGCGGCGGACGATGGCGAACGGATTGGAGTTGGTCGATCTGTTCTTTTTTCATGAGACTGAGATCCTGCGAAGAATGGTGAATGCGTATCCCTCCGGGCAGTTTGCGGTGACGGTGTGGAATGGGGTTCCCGTTGAGACGGCGATGGCGGCAATCGTGTATAACAATTCGAGCGGGCGCACAACGGACCTGACCGCAGGCGCGACGCGGGTGACGGCGGCGACCAGCAAAGTATTGGGGGTGGACGCGGATTTGGCCGGGATTAATGTGGCGGATTATGCAAATCCGTACCGGAATGTGCTGACGGCGTTACAGGAGTTGGCGAGCGTGGCCAATGCGATCTTTATGGTCTGGAAGCCGACGGCGGCCACAACCACCTGGGGCGTTTATGTAAAGAAGGAGACGCTGTTTTCGGATCGGCGTAACACGGTGATTTTCCAGCTAGAGCGGGGCAATTTGCGGGAACCGGCGTTGGATCAACGGACGATGGGGGAGACGACGGTGGCGATGGTGGGCGGGGCCGGCGATGGCGCGGGGCGAACGGTGCGGACGCGCACAAGCGCTGGGCGGGATGCTAATCGGAATAACTATGAGGGGTTTGTCGATGCCAGGCATTTGACAACGACGGCGGCGCTGGATGCGTATGGGGATGGGGTGTTGAATGAGCGCACGGCGCGCCCAATGCTGACGTTCACACCAGTGCAGACGCCTGATTGTAATTATGGTGAGCATTACTTTTGGGGCGAGGTGGTGACCGTGCGGTATGGTGGACAGAGTTATGTGCATCGGATTGTCCAGGTTTCGGTGCAGTATTCGGCGGCTGGAGAGCAGATCCAGTTGGGGTTTGAGGAGTTACCAGCATAATGCAGCGGACAAACAACCCTTTGGAACAGTTGGCGACAGAAGTGGAGCGACTGCGGCGGCGCGTCCAGGCACTGGAGACCCAGGAGAGTGGGGTTTCGACGCATAACGCGGAGACGGTGGCGCATGGGGCGACGGGGGCGGTGGTGGGAACGACGAACACGCAGACGCTGAGCAATAAGACATTGAATACGGCGGTGCTAGCGCGTTCAGACTTGGTCATTGCGACGGATGCAATTACGGTGTCCAGGTCGCAGCATCGGATTGATACAGAGGCGGCGGCGGCGACGGATAACCTGGCGACAATCAATGGTGGTACGACTTTTCAGTTACTCTTGTTGCAATCGACCAATAGTGCGCGGGATATTACAGTGAAGCATGGGACAGGTAATATTTATTTGAATGGGTTGGCGGATTTTGTGTTGGATAATAGCCGAGATGTGTTGGTGCTGATTAAGACCGGGGCTGAGTGGAATGAGGTTTGCAGGAGCAATAATGGTTAGCCTTCGGCGAGTGTGGTAAAATAGCAAGCGCGCTGTTGCTTACTGACATGGGCGCAGCGTGATAGTCTGCATAATGGGGAGACCGAATGTCTCCCCACCCGACTGATAATATAGACTTATCAGTCGAGCAACACAACAACGGATTTAGGAAGGAACGGATGGCGTCATGCACCTGGTGCGTGACGCCATTTTTGATCAGAGGTTCCAGTTGTCGGCGGGGGAGGCTTTGGCCTGGGCGAGTTCGAGATCGGATTGGGCGAGTTGGGCGTAGATACGGACGGTGTCCATGCGTTCGTGGCCAAGGAGGGTTTGTAACTGGAGGAGGTTGCCGCCGTTACGCAGGAAGTTAATGGCGAAGGTGTGGCGGAATTTGTGGAGGGTGGCGTTGGCGACGCCGGCGCGCTTGGCACAGCGCTGGATGAGGTGGCGGAGGTTGTTGCGGTCGAAGTGGGTGAGATCCTGACAGGTGAAGAGGGGTTCTTTGGGGGCGGCGTTGGGACGGGTAGCGAGGTATTTCCAGAGATGTTTTTTAGCACCGGCGCCGAGGTAGACGAAGCGGCCTTTGTCGCCTTTGCCGTGGCGGATGAGGAGTTGCCCTTTGGTATTGTCGTAGTCGTCTAGCTTGAGGTCGCAGAGTTCGGAGGCGCGCATACCGGTGTCGAGCAGGGTGGTGATGATGGCGCGATCGCGGAGGGCGGTGGGGCGGGTGGCGGCGGCCTGGCGGCCGGTCTTGGTCTTCCAGGCTTTGGCGTGGTGGCAGGCTTCGAGCATGGCGGCGATGTCGGTGCGGCTGTAGGGTTCGATGGGTTGGCGCTTGAACTTGGGGCGTTCGACTTTGCCGCGGATGATGTGGGGGGTGTTCAGTTCATGCTCGGCCCACGTCCAGAGCGAGGAGAGGGCGATCCAGGCGTTGGCGATGGTGCGCGATTTGAGGCGGTGTTGGGTTTTGAGGTAGTTGAGGAATTTGCGCACCTGGTCGCTGGTGATGGCGGCGAAGGCGGTTTGGGGGCCGATGTAGCTTTGGAAGCGTTTGAAGGTGTTGGTGTAGTCGGCGACGGTGTTGACGGAGAGATTACGCTGTTTTTCGAGCCAGTAGCCTTCGATGGCGGATTGGAGTTGCATATCAGAATCCTCCTGAATGGGTGAACTGTGCTGTCTTCGGGCGATAATAATTATCAAGCGTCGGCTGATAATTTCCGGGTTTAAATGTCGAAGACCGCAAGGCCAGTGTAATAAACTGACTTTGCGGTCTTCAACCGAACAGGTATTCTTTTTGGTGGGTAAGATAGGACTCGAACCTACGACCTCACGGATGTGAACAGCGGGTTGGGGGTTATTCGAGGCGCGACCGCACTGATCGTGTTTTTTGCGATCAGTGCGGTTTTTTGTTGCGCAAGATGGCCGATCCAGGGTGTTGGCGATTGGGTAAAGGTCGGGTGATAAGATACAGGACATAGTTATTATCGGTCGATATGATCGTTATTGGGCGGTTAGCTGACTGTGCGATCTGCTGAAAATCTTCGGGAGATAATCTTTTGTTATCAGTCGAGGAGGGGTTTTCTCTCTGGAAAGATTTGCGTCAATTGGTTGGCGGAATCGTTAGATAGCGCCAGTTGGGGGGCAGAGATTCACAGGCGATTTTGTCATCGTCAATGTCGAGATTGTGAATATCGCCAAAGCCAAGATTGAAACAGTAATCAAAACAACTTTGCGCTTCGGGTTGGGTGGCGAAGTCGCTACAGTTCTTGGTGTCGCTGTCGCAAGGGCAGGGGGCGGATGGGTTGGCGGTGGCGGTGGGTGTGGGTGTTATGGTGGCTATTGCCGTCGCTGTTGCCGTTGCGGTTGCGGTTGGTGTGGGGGTATGGGTAGTGATCGCGGTGGGCGTGGGGGTGGCCGTGGCGAGCAGGGTGGCGGTGGGGGTGGCGCCGGGTTGGGTTTGGATGAGCGGCAGGTAGACGATGGGGGGGATGGTTTGTAAAAAGAATACGATGACGAGGGAAACCAAAGCTTTCATAGTAATTCCCAGCCTTCTTCGGTCCAGATGAGCCAGATACGTTGACGACGGCGCAGGCGCAGGGCCATGCGATAGAACAATTTTAGGTAATCATTTGGGGTCATGGTCCTCACCGATGATGTGCGGCGTATCAGCTTGGCGCATGGTTGCTGCCATGTTTAGCAGCAATGCCTGATCACGTGGCGTTAGTTCGGTGAAGATAGCGACGAAACGTTGTATCAGTTTGAATACTTTAGGGTCTATTTCTGAATAATCAATTCTTTGTTCTTTTAATAGCTTTGCGTTCTTATCTTCATCATCCTCAGTTAACCCTCCAAGCGGATCTTCCGTTAATCCTAGTAAATACTGAACAGAAACACCCAAAGCATCTGCCAACGAAAAGATAACATCTACACTGGGGTTTGTTACATAACCGCGCTCTAGCTTCGATATGTAACTTCGGCTAATCCCTGATTTTTCTGCTAACTCCTCCTGTTCCCAGTGTAGATCGCTTCTGCTTAACTGCAAACGGTGAGCGAGTGACTTTTGTCGCTCCTCAAAGCGCTTTTGTTTTAGTGTGTTATCAATGGCCTTTGCATTCATGTTCATAAATGATACATTTGTTTCCCGTTCTTGTTTCCCACAGGATTCCTAAGTGAATATTTTGCTTTTTGGGAGTTGACAACGCACTGCATTGTCATTATAATGTTCTTAAAAGAACTTATGAAGTCTTTGAGAACAAAGGGAGAGGGAATGAATACCGATAATTTTACCGAACGATTACCAATGTTGCGTTGCACACCTGAAATGAAGAATGCGCTGCAAAAAATCGCTCAACGAAGTGTGGCGAGAAATATTGCAGATCACATGCGCTATGCACTTGAGCGCTATATCGAAGATAACGCAGAGTTGGTCGAATCAGAAGAAAAGGAAAAGGTGGGGGTATGAACGAGTTTTTGGTGTTGCACATGTTGAAGGAGCGGTTACAGTTGATTGAAGGGCGGATGGAGAGCCGGGAGGCAGCGGCCCGGAATCCAGCGAACACGGGGCCGCTTTATGAACAAGGGGCATTGACGGAGTTGCGCAGCGAGCAGGCGTTTCTGCGCTATTTGATTGGGGAGATGGAGCGGGAAGGCGAGGGTGGGGTATGACGCAGGTGGAGTTGATGTTTGCCTTGCGGCATCGGTTGAAGCTGGTGACGGAGCGGTGGGAATATGCCAGGGCCTACCAGTATGCGATTGAGCAGGAGCCATACGACCACCAACGGGAGGTGGAACATTGGATGAAGCAGGGGGCAGAGAGTGAGTTGCGGAGCGAGATGGAGTTTTTGCAGAGTGTGATTGGGGATCTGGAGAAGGGTGGCGGGGTGACTGGGGAGTGGTCGGCGATGGCGGCGCATTTGTTGAAGTAGGTCCCAGGGGGCGCTAACTTGTGGTGGTTCGACTAGCTCACCAACCGTTGGCGGCCACTGGGAGCAGTCAGGCGGGCTGGCTGTTCGATTTTTCTACTTTTATACGAGAGGGAGGTTTGTGATGACGACTGGGATGTATCGGATGTATCGGGCGGATGGGTTGGCGTTGCGGGTGTTGGCGGCGCTGTTGGTGATGATGTTGGCGGTGTATAGCTGTGATGAGAGTGGGAATGATTACAGCGACCATGCGCGGACGGCTGACCGGGCGGAACGGACGTTGCGATAACGGGGTGGCTGGCGGTTTTGGTTTTTTGTTCAGACGAGAGGGAGGTTGTGATGGCGACGGCATTGATGTATGTGGGGCCACGGGTTGATCCGGTGGTGGTGGTGGTGCAGGCGTTGTTGTGGGCGCTGCTGTTGGTGGCGGGGCTGCTGGTGGCCGTGATGGTGGCGCCGGTGGTGTGGGCGGCGGTGGCGGCGCTGGTGGGCAAGCTGCTGATCGGGGCGGCGGTGGTTGGGGCGTATGCGGTGGTCTTGCGGCCAAAGGGGAAGGTACATGCGTAAGTGGTTGGTGGTTGGGCTGTTGGCGATGGTGTATGTGTGGGTGTCGTTGACGGCGGAGGTGCATAGCGAGGGGGCGTTTTTGCCGGTGGTGATGCAGCCGACGCCGGCGCAGAGCGAGGGGGTGTTTTTGCCGGTGGTGATGCAGCCGACGCCAACGGCGGCGCCCACACCGCCGTTGGAAATGTCGGCGACGCGGTGGGTGAGTCCGTTGGCGACGCCGGCGCCGTGGTGGGTGAGTCCGTTGGCGACGCCGGCGCCGTGGTGGGTGAGTCCGTTGGCGACGCCGGTGGCGCAACCATAGGATAGAGGGGATGGATATGGGGTGGTGGGGCGCTTTCGGCAGGCTCAGGGGCCGATGCCTACATCGACTGATAAGAATGCCTTATCACCCCAGGAAACCCCACCTCTAGCCCATCCCCAATCTGGGGAGGGGAACAGTTTGACGGTATGAGAGAGAAGCAGGGTAGGCAGATGATCGAGTTGAGCGGTAGGCCAAACGGCGGGGTCGAGGTGATCACCGAGGCAGAGGAACAAGGGTATGCGTTGGTGTTGCCGGGAAGGACGCCGGCGCCACACTTTGCGGCGGTGTGGGGCGGGGCTTATGAGGGGGCAGAGGAGGGGCTGCGCCGGGTGTGGGATCGGCTGCGCGATGCGTGGTTGAAGACGAAGGAAGCGAAGAGCGGCAGTGCGCACACCCGGCGGAGTTATGAGTTTGCGACGGCGGAATGGCTTGATTTTCTGGCTACCCTGCGACATGGGGACGGGCGGACGGTGAAGGCGTGGGAGGCGACGGCGGATCATGTACGGGAGTGGCAGTATGTGTTGTTGGAGGAGCGGGGGTTGTCGGGCAGTTCGGTGAATCAGCGGTTGGCGGCTTGCTCCAGTTACTACTCCTTTGTGATTCGGGAGAAGGGGTTGGTGGATGGGGTGGAGATTTCGGCCTTTATGGATCGGACGGGGAAGACGCGCGAGAATCCGTTTTCGGGTGGGAATGTGCAGCGGGTGCGGACGAAGCAGTATGGCCATGCGCGGGTGCTGACGCACGCGGAGACGAACCGGTTGATCACTTATCTGGACCAGCATAAGGGGACGCTGACGGGGGCGCGCAATTATGCGCTGATTATCACTTATTTGATGACGGGCTACCGGAATCATGAGGGGGTGAGTATGAAGTGGGGGGCGATTCGGCCCAACCGGAAGCAGCCAGGGGCTTTTGTTTTTGAGTGGCAGGGGAAGGGGGGGAAGAGCCAGAATGATCCGTTGCCGCCACGGGTTTATCATGCGATTGTGCATTATTTGAAGGTGAGTGGGCGGTTCCCGGCAGAGATGGGGGCGGAGGAGTATATCTTTGTGCCGTTGGTGACACACAATGTGACGAATCTGCGGAATGTGAAGGAGGTGAGCGGGCATTTGAGTGAGAAGAGTGCGGTGCGGATTTTGCGGACGGCGCTGGCGAAGGCGGGGGTGAGTGACCCGGAGGGGGTGCGGTTGCATGATCTGCGCCACACCTTTGCGCACCGGTATCGCCAGGGGAATGGGGATTTGGAGGCGCTGCGGGAGCGCCTCCATCACGAGAGTTTGGCGACGACAGGGATTTATGCTCGGGAAGTTCTGGACGATCCGGTGGACGATTATTCGGAGTCGTTGTTTCAGAATTTGCGGTTTGAGTTTTAGCAGATGGCACGTTGCGGGCGGGCCGGCTGCGTCCTATCGCCGACCTCATGATACCGCAATTTTCTACTGGTGTAAAGCATTTGGTGTAGTTTCGCCATGCTTTTTTCTTACATAGGACATACGAGATGGCTTACCAACCAAGGGTAGGGAAGACGCGCTGGCGGCGCTTGGTGGCGGAGCAGCAGCAACGCAATCGGGAGATGATTGTGGATTTGGAGCGGCTGTTGACGACGGCGCCGACGACGGAGGTGCGTAACGCGATTCTTCGGATGATCATTGCAGCCCAGGCGAACCTGTTGGATTTGGCAGAGTTGGCGACGATAGATGGTTAAAGGGGGGCGTGATGATTGAGCAGGAGATGGTGGATGGGCGGGTGGCGTTGGTGGTGGAGCTGGGGCTGACGATGATGGCCTTTGGGCGGTGGCGACGGGTGCCGGTGGTGGGTGAGCAGCCGGCGGGAAAGTGGCTGTTTGAGCAGCGACTGTATTGGGTGAATGGCGATGGGATGTTTCATAGTGGGCCGTTTGCCAGCATGGACGAGGGGTTGACATTTTTGGTGAAGTGGCATGGACGAGCGCTTGATTGATCTGTTTACCTATGATTGTGCGGATCGGACGGTGCGAACGCGGTGCGCACGGCATATTGCGACGACGGGGCCTTATCGGATGGTGGGGCAACAGCCTTTTTCCCGGCGACGGGCGCCGTGGTTTAAGTGTAATGAGTGTGTTGAGGAATATTATTATTTTCAGGATAAGCGAGAGGATGGACAAGATGAGTAAGGTGCAACAGCGAATTCGGGAAGCAGCGGAGTTGATTGAGGCGGAGAAGGGGGTAGCAGAGCGAGGGCGTTTTTTGGCGGCGGGGGCAGAGAAGGAATATGAGGTGCGGTTGGATGCCTGGCGGGAGGAGTGCCGGGTGTGGGCGGAGGAGTGGACGGCGAAGTTGTGGGCGCCGTGGCATGTGTGGAAGATTCGGTATGTGGCCTATGATGCGTTCTTTGCGGCGGCGGCAGCGGAGCAGGAATGGCCGATTGAGACGATCTATACGCTTGATGAGCCGGGGGATATTGTGGATGCGATGCGGCCGGTGGCGCTGGTGGAGATGGTGGATTATTTTGGGAAGGTGACGGCAGGGTTTGCGCTGGCGACGTTCTTGGATGGGGTGCGGGTGGATTATGGCGAGCCGAGTGTGACGGATCGACTGTGTCATCACCGCCAGCATTGGGCCGGGGGATATGTGGTGAATGTGCCGGCGCATGTGTTGGAAGAGCCGGTGGCGGCGCCGGTTTGTCCGAAGCAGGAGATGGGGGGCTGGGAGGAATAGGCGAGATAGGATGGATAAGGCCCTGGTTGGTGGCGACTGGCCAGGGTGATCCTTTGATGAGTAACCAGAGAGAGAGTTTCGGCAATGGATAGTGTAATTCAGGAGATCAAGGGTCAACTTAAGATTGAGGAGTTGATTGGGCAGACGTTGACGGTCATCGGGCGGGGGAAGACATTGACGACGACTGAGCATGACAGCCTGAAGATTTGGACGGATAAGCAGCAGTGGTATTGGTTTAGCAAGGGGGTGGGCGGGGATATTTTTGATTGGTATATGCAGCAGGTGGAGAATTGTGGGTTTCGGGTGGCGCTGGAGGAGTTGGCGCGGCTGGCCGGGGTGGAGCTGAAGGCGCAGACGGAGGCGGAGCGCCAGGCGTGGGAGAGCCGGAAGAGTGAGGAGCAGAAGCGGGCGCAGATTTTGGAGTTGGCGGCGGGGCATTATGCGGCGCTGTTGTGGGGGCCGGATGGGCAGGTGGCGCGGGATTATTGCGCTGGCCGGGGCTGGACGGAGGCGACGATGCGCCGGGAGCGGTTGGGGTATAACCCGCTTTCGACGGATAAGCCATTATTATCAGCCGACCCGGTGAGGCCGCTTCATGCGCAGTTGCGGGAGGCGGGGTTGTTGGAGATGCCGTTGGCGAAGGCGGTGTTGAGCATTCCGCAGGGCCACCTGGTTTATGTCCACCGGGAGCGGGGCAAGGTGGTTTATCTCTCCGGGCGGGCCATCCATGAGAAGAAACGCCACTATAATTTGCCGGAACAGATGGCGGGGCCGAAGCGGCCGTATGTGAATACGCCGGACGTCTCGTGTAGTGGGGCGGTGTTGTTGGTGGAGGGACAGGCGGATGCGGTGGCGCTGGGGCAGATTGGTGTCTCCTCGATGGCGCTGTGTGGGGTGAAGGGGGAGGTTTCTACCCTCACGGAGCAGGTTAGCCATGTGGCGCTGGATAATGATGAGGCGGGGCGGGCGAAGGCGCTGGAGTTGGCGCTGGGGATTGATCCGTTGTGCCGGGTGGTGCGGTGGCCGGCTGAGGCCAAGGATGCGGCGGAGGCGGTGAAGGCGGGGGCCGGGGCGGAGGATGTACGCCAGATGCTGGATGATAGTTTGACGGCGCTGGAGGGGTTGGCGATCAAGGCGGCGGCGGCGAAGGATGAGGAGCGGACGGCGTTGCTGCGGCGGTTCTTTAGCATTTATGAGGCGCTGGATACGATGGTGGCGACGGACCTAAAGCCGGATTTAGCCAAGCATCTGTGTGGGGGGAAGGTGAGTCAGTTTAACCGATTGCAGAAGGCCAACCAAGAAGAGCAGAAGGCCAACCAGGAAAAGGAGACGCCGGCACGCTATGAGTATAGCGCGGGTGGGGCGGTGGGTGGCCTGGTGTGGGAGCAGACGATCAATTGGGATGCGCTGGGCGGCGGGGTGTGCATGTATGCGGTGCGGCAGCCGGGCGGGAAGATTGAGTACCAGAAGACGGTGGATGTGGGTAATGTGACCTGCTTGCCCTACCCGGCAACGCTGGGGGTGATTCGGAATCAGCGGATTGTGCTTTTCCCGGAGAAGGCGGAGGAGTATGGCGGGGAGAAGCAGTTGGTGAAGGAGATCCAAGCCTTCTTGCATGATTGGTTTGACTTTGGTGATCCCTTTTATGAGAAGCTGGCGGCCTATTACATTCTTTTTAGCTGGCTGTATGACTGCTTTGAGAATCTGCCCTATCTGCGAGCGTTGGGCGATTATGGGACGGGGAAGACGCGGTTTATTCAGACGATTGGGGTGTTGTGTTATCGGCCGATGTTGGTGAGTGGCGCCAGTACGGCGAGTCCGATTTTCCGGCTGATTGATATGTTCCGGGGGACGCTGGTGATGGATGAGGCGGACTTTGCGAACAGTGATGCGGAGAGTGAGCTGATCAAGATTATCAATGTGGGCTATTACAAGGGCGGGTGCGTGATGCGCGCCGAGAAGGAGCCGGACACGGACATTTATGCGCCGGAGACTTATGACGTGTTTGGGCCGAAGATTCTGGCGACACGGAAGCCCTTTGGGGATCGGGCGGTGGAGAGCCGCTGTTTGACGAAGCGGACAACGACGGCGCGACCCAGGCCGGGTATCCCCTTTATGTTGAATGATAAGTTTTGGGCTAGGTCGAACACGCTGCGCAATAAGCTGCTGATGTATCGGTTGCGGAATCATCGGCGGGTAGAGGTGGATGAGTCGCTGGCCAATGAGAGTGTGGAGCCACGGTTGAACCAGGTGACGATGGCGCTGAAGAGCATTATTGAAGATGTGGAGATGCGCCGGGAGATTGATATTTTTGTGTCGGCCTATAACCAGACGCTGATCAGTGATCGCCAGTTGACGATGCCGGCGATTGTGGTGCAGTCGTTGGTGGATATTTATTACAACAATAAGAAGGATCTGCTGGGGAATGATTTGCGGGATTTGACGCCACAGGGGATTGCTGAACGGGCAAAGGAGATTCTGGCCGACCTTGACCCGGAGACGAAGGTGCATCCGCGGTTGGTGACGAAGCTCCTGCGCGAGGAGTTGGGGATTGTCAATATTGGGAAACGGCAGCATCCCGTTAGCCGCCGGTCGATGGTGGAATTGGAGGAAAGTGAGCTAGAGGCGTTGATGAAGCGCTATGGGATTGGGAAGCCCTTGCAATGAGAGTTGCGAAGGATGAAGGCAAAATCGGGGTTTTGGCAAAAAAAAATATTTTTTTTTGATTTACCGCCGATTTTGCCTTCGATCCTTCGCTAATAAATCGTGTTGTTTTTCGATAGTTCGCAAAAACCGCCAAAAGTTGGGCCAAAACGCGAAGGATCGAAGGCATTGGGGTCATTCTATGTATGTTTCTACTATAAAAATTAAAGTAGAGCGAAGGATAGCGAAGGATGAGCGAAGGATGAGCGAAGGATAATTTTTATCCTTCGGATGGTTGGGGGAAATTGGTGTAATAAAAGTTGCGAGGGTTTGGCGATGGGAGGCAAGCGGAAGCGGTTATTGAATCGGGATGAGTTGCGGGGGGTGTTGTTGGCGATTAGTGATGAGCATTTGGCGGGGCGGTGGGCGCCGACGCTGTATGACTTTGACCGGTGGGTGCCGAAGGGGGTGAGTGATGGGCGGCGGCACATGAGCCGGTTGGCGATTGTGGGGGCGGCGGGGTGGCGGCGATTGGCGGAGGAGTTGACGGGGCGGGCCACCAAGTCGCGCAGTTTGGAGGCGCAGGAGCGGGTGGGGGCGGCGAAGGCGGTGCGGAAGACATGGCGGAAATCGTCCAGGCCGCTGGATGAGCCGGTGGGGCGGTTGCCGGCGAGTGAGTTGGTGACGGTGCTGGTGACGATGGGGGAGTGGCCGGTGATTGGGCGGTGGCGGGCGATGCGGGAGTGGGATCCGGTGCGGTTGGGGTATGTGGTGACGGGGGTTTATTCGACGTGGGAGGTGCGATGAATTGGTTGGTGGTGGTGGTGGCGGCGGGGGTGGCGTTGGGGGTGATGGTGATGGTGGTGGCGCTGGTGCAGGAGCGGGTGAACCAGCGGTTGGCGTCGGCGGAAAGGCGGTTGCGGTATCTGGAAGATAACGTGGTGTGGTCGGGTGATAATAAGGGATTATCGGTCGAGGGGCAGAAGCATAGGACTTATAGGATTGAGGGGAGGAATGGGCGATGCAAGCGGGGTTTGTGACGATTCGGAGGAAGGGTTGCCGGTATCATGGGCGGCGGGGGATGATTCAGCAGATTGAACCAACGAATGAGTTTCGGGTGCATAATGGGCAGCCCTATGATCTGTTGCATATCAAGTTGGAGCGGGATGCGAAGGTAGTGCGGGTGCCGAGTTATTTTGTGCCGGAGTATGATGCGACGGCGCATTGATGAATGGCCAGTGAAAGGGGGTGATGGCTGGGAATTGATAATTGAAGATTGAGGATTGGTGATGGGTGGGTGTTTTGCGGCGCCACCCATCACCCTGACCGCTGGGGCCGGTAAAGGATGGCCAGCGGCTGATTGGTGATTATACACCATGACGCCTTCCAGCGGATGTTTTTACAACCGTTGGGGGGCGTTTTGTTTTCGCCCTCCGGGATGAATGAGGAGGGTTTGATGAAGGGGTTTTTGGGGTTTCATACGGTGAAGGTGGTTTTGGCGTTGGTGGGGGCGGACTGGGGCTTTCAGACGACGGCGCAGGCGATGCAGAAGGGGCGGTGTTGGCGGCATCGGTTGCGGCATGTGTTGATGGTGGCGGCGTTGCAGGGGTTGTCAGCACGGACGGCGCGGGTGAGCTGGAATATGTGGGCGCTGTTTGTGGTGATTAATGGGGTGAGTCATTTTGTGATCGATTCGCTGCGGTTGGCGAAGTGGGTGGAGCAGGGGTTGCATGTGGCGGTGGCGGTGGTGACGGCGCCGTTGGTGAAGGAAGGGGGGCGGTGATGTTGAATGAGCATGTAATCATCATCGCAATGGCGCTGCTCATCTTCTGGCTGGCTTTCGGCGGCAAAGCGGGCCTGGTGGCGGCAATCCTCAGTGCAATTATGATGGTTGGAGCGTTACGCCATCCCGAAATTGCCACAGGTAAACCGATGGCAGGCACGCAAGAGGAAAACTTACACGCAACGATGCTGCTAGTCGGTTTGATTCTCATTCCGCCGATGTTGTGGTTGTCTCTGAAACGATTGTTTAGAAGGGGTGGACAATGAACGACTGGCAAGCAGAAATCAGGATTCTGGTTTACGGGGCAAACGACTGGCGGGGTAAATATGTCGCTTGTTTGTATGAGACTGAAGACTTGGCCGCCGCAGATGATGAGGCAATGAGGCGCGCCACTGGCAGTGGTGACACGCCACTGGAAGCGGCGGCGGCGCTGCTGAATTGCGCTGTTTCCGAAAGAAAGCGGTGGCAAAAATGATGTGGGCGCTTCTAATTTTCAGCCTGTGTTGCCTCGTCACCCCGTTCTTTGGGATCGGCGTGGCTGGGCTAATCGCCTGGGGGCTGTTGTCGCTGCTGTTCGGCGCTGCTGAACAGGGTGTCGAGCAAATGAGCGAAGCGGCGACCAGTGGCGACACCGGGCGCGCTGGCTGCTGGCTGTGGGCGGTTGGTGCGTTCGTTGCCGTTGGTGGTGCGGTTGTGCTGCTGGTGGCGCTGAGTGTTGCAGGAGGGTTGCGGCCATGAATACATTGCTGATTATTTTAATGGGGATCATGTTGGCGCTACTGAATCCGTTGTTGCTGCTGGCAATGCCACTAATCCTGTGGGGCGTCAATAGCGCAGATCGGACGGAGAGCGCTGTTAGCAATGCCACAGGGAGCGGAGCGGCCGGCGGGTGTGTTGGTGGCATTGTTTTTGTCTTTTGCCTGATTGTTTTCTCGTTGGTTGGGCTGGCGTTGTTCGCTATGGCTATTGAGGGTAGCGATTGCCCCACGGCGCTGATCAATCAGGTGATGGGGCGGTGTCCATGATACACGATTCAAAGAGCATCATCGTTGCGCTGTGCATCGCCGGGGCCTTGTTCCTGGCTGGCTGGGGGTTCATCATCTACGGGTTGACGATGGCGACGGAGGGCTTATGGTCATAACAATCACTGTTCCGGCGCAAACGGTCTACATGCACGGCAACGCTCACCACTTGAGCCGCACCGGGTGTAACCGGTTGTTGGCGTGGCTTTTCGGTAATGCGGAGTTGATTAGGGGTTGGGACTATGGTGAGTATGTTTTCCGTGTGGAGGTGGATCGTGCAGAAGGTTAAAGAGCAGACACAAAACCGCTATAACGGACTTGAGAACTTTGTCCAACCGGGGCAGACGACGGCCATGACCCGGCGACCACGAATTGAGGTGTTGCCGCCAGCGGAGACGACACACAGGCTTGATGTGCCGATGCAGGCGACACAGCATATTGAGATGAAGACAAGCGCGGTTGACCGGAGTAAGGGGTTTTTGATTGCCAACGTGCCATTGTTCGGGGCGTTTGCGCTGGGCGTGTGGCTATTGTCGGGCCTGGTGACAACCACACCGCTATTTAGCTTCTTGGGGCTGTGCATCCTGTGGTCTTCGTTTGTGCTGGCCTGGCTGGCGTCCTACTGGTACACGTTGCGGGTGAGCGCTGAGGGGATCGCTATGTACGAGGCGAAAAGTAAATGGGGTGTGATTCAGGAAGAGCAGCGGCGCCGGTGGCAACACTATGATCGGCTTATCGAAGGGGAGGAATAGATGGACACTGTGATTGCGCTGCTTGCTATCGCACTAGTCGCGCACATGGTTAAGCCGCCGTTTCGCAGTAGGGCCATGCGCACAGACGGCAATATGTTTGCTGGCCTGGTGGCGGCGGTAATCTTCTTGGCGCTTTCCCTGATCAACCTGGGGGCAACGGTAGCGGCTGTAATCATGATGGGGGTGAGCCTATGGAACTGACACAACTGATTGAACGGACGCAGGATGTACGCCAGGCGTTGCCGGGGCCGAGTGTGAAACAGCGGTTGGCGCAGGCGGCGGCGGAGTTGAGCCATGCGGGGGAGAATCAGATGCGGGTGGAGTTGTTGAATGAGGCGACGCTGGCGTTGGTGCGGGTGTTGTATGAGGTTGACCCGGATGGGGTGCCGGCGAATCTGGATCGGCGGACGTTTCGGTTGTTGGTGCCGGCGCCGTGGGGCCGGGCGGGTTGGCGGAAGTGGGGGTTGCGGTATTGGGAGAGTGAGATTTTCAAGCGGATTTTGCAGGTGCGGTGTCAGGTTAGAAGGGGGGCGCCGTTGTTTGATTACAATGAGGCGGCGCGGACGTGGCATTTGAATTGGGCTGATTATCCGCGGTTGGATCTGGCGCTGATGTATTGGAAGCAGCAGCCGATTACGTTGAAGGAGTGGCGGTTGCACGCGGATGTTTATCGGATGCGTGCGTATGAGCGGATGAACAGACACCGGCATGATGCCGGGGGCGAGGGGGATAGCGAAGACGGCACGATGTGAGCGTGAAATGAGAGCGAAGTTAGCACGATGCGAGAGCGATGGGTGAGCGATGGGTGGGGGAAGTGTGTCATAGGGTGTAGCTCAGGGTATCGCGAACCAGAGGTAGGAATTGGGTGGGGTGATAATTCTCTATTATCACTCCACCTTGGATGGGACAAATAGGACAGATACGAGAGATAGGATGGGGGGGTATGCCTAAGATTTCATATATCGAAAAGCAGTTCAAGGTTGATTCGTTGGCGTTGATCGAGCGGTGCAATGCGGTGATCGTGGACTATCAACGGCAAGGGTTTTCCCTCACTTTGCGGCAGCTTTATTATCAGATGGTGAGTCGGAATATTATTGAGAACACGGAGCGCAGTTACAAGCGGCTTGGTGATCTGGTTAGCAATGCGCGGTTGGCGGGGCTGATTGATTGGAATGCGATTGAGGACCGTGGGCGGAATTTGCGCCAGAATGGGCATTGGTCAACGCCGGCTGAGATTATTCGGTCGGCGCGGCGCAGTTATCGGGTTGACAAGTGGGAGGGGCAGCGCTACCGGCCGGAAGTGTGGATCGAGAAGCAGGCGTTAGAGGGGGTGATTGCGGGGGTGTGTAGTCGCTTGGATGTGCCGTATTTTGCGTGCAAGGGCTATAACTCGCAGTCAGAGCAGTGGGGGGCGGGGCAACGGTTGCGGGGGTATATGCAGGCTGGGTATGAGCCGATTATTTTTCACTTAGGCGACCATGACCCTTCGGGGATTGATATGACCAGGGATAACCGGGATCGGCTTGAGATGTTTATGGGGGGCGTCGAGTTGCGACGGTTGGCGCTCAATATGAGCCAGATTGATGAGTATCAGCCGCCACCCAACCCGGCGAAAGAGTCGGATTCGCGCTTTGCTTCTTATATCGAGTTGTATGGTGATGAGAGTTGGGAATTGGATGCGCTGGAGCCGCAGGTGCTGGTTGGCTTGATCGAAAGCGCCGTTCTAGGGATTCGGGATAATGAGCCGTATGAACGGATGGTGGCGTTGGAGAATGAGGGGATTCGCTTGCTGCAAACAGTCGAAAGCCACTGGGATGCGGTGGTGGAATATTTGGGGTGACATGATGAGGTGACAAGATGAAAAGAAATACAATAACGGGTGAGCAGATGGCCTTGTTGGTGGAGGAGCGGGCGGCGCCAGTGCCGATGGTGGCGGCGAAGCGGGGGGTGGGCGGGAAGCGGCGGGGCAGTTGGTGTTGGGAGATATAACTTAAGGGCAACCGACAATAACCGCACGGGTGTGCTATAATGGGGGGTGTGCGGCGAGGGGGAGGGGTGATGCGAGGGCCGCACACCCCTTTTTTGTTGGAGCGCATGATTTACCATTTATTTACGATTATATATATGTTGGCGACGACGGGTTTTGGGTGTGGTTGGTTGCGGGACTGGCCACACCCACCTTCGGGTGATAAGGGTTTGTTATCGGTCGGGGGATTGATGGGAGTAATGGGATAAGGATGGATATGGTGGGGAAGTTGCGGGTGTTGGTGGTGGCGCCGGCGCATTCGGATCTGCCGAATGTGGCGGCGGAGGTGGCGGCGGTGGCGGGGCATCATGAGGCGGTGGTGTTGCCGGGGGTGGTGCGGGATCGGGATATTGCGGCGGCGATTGAGGCGGGGCCGTATGATGTGGTGTGGTTTGCGTCGCATGGGAGTTCGCAGGGGATTTTGTTGAGTGATGGGCTGCTGAGTATTGATGGGGTGGGGCAGTATGTGCGGACGGCGGCGGCGGGGTTGTGTGTGCTGAATTCGTGCGAGAGTGAGGAGGTGGCGTTGGCGATTATGGCGACGACGCACGCTGATACGATTTGCACGATTGCCGAGGTGCAGGATCGGGATGCGAGCCGATTGGCGATCCTGCTGGCCAGGGAGTTGGCGCGCACGCCGGATTATCAGGAAGCTTATGAGTTGGTGCGGCCGGCGAGCGGGAAATATCGGTATTACCGGGCGGGGGATGGGGCGTATCGTAGCCGGGATCGGGATCGGGAGCGTGAGGGGGAATGGCAGGAGTTGCTGGTATCGGTCTATGAGCTACGATCCGATGTCCGGGTGATGCGGACGTGGTTGACGGTGATTCTGTTTGGGCTGGCGCTGGTGGTGGCGGTGGAGGTGGCGCTGTGGGTCTATACGGGGAGCATTGCGCGGGAGTTGGCGTCGTATGCGAATGAATTGGAGCGGCTAGCGCGCTGACTTCGTGTAGACAACGTTTGCGGCTGGGGGTAGAAAATGGGCCGGAAGGATGGAAACTCCGAATTTTCCGGTTTTACGGCGCCAGGCAATGCGCCGGGGCAAGCGGAGAGCCGGGTGAGTAAGGAGCGGCTGGAGGGGTTGTTGGCGGCGCGGCGGGCGTTGCCGGAGCCTTCGTTTGCAGAGGCGACGCCGGAACCGGTGGCATGGGAGGCGCTCTATCGGGATTTGTTGGAGGAGCGGACGGCGGATGGGAAGTTGCGGTGGGACTGGCGGAAGGCGCTGTATATTGCGTGGTCTTGCGTGCCGACTGGGCAGCGCTGGCCAAAGTATGAATATGAGTTGGCCAGCGATTTTTTGGGGTTGACCAACACGCGCACGATCCGCGAGTGGAAGTTGAAAGACCCGGAGATTGAGGAGCGGATTGCGGCGGGGCCGAAGCGGTTGTTGTTGGGCCATGTGGCGAATGTGTTGGAAGCGCTGGTGTTGGTGGCCACCCAAGCGGATGCGAAGTCGCACCCGGACAGAAAGTTATTTTTGGAACTGACGGGGCAGTATAAGCCGGCGGGCAAGGTCGAGCTAACGGGCGAGGGTGGCGGGCCGATTGATGTGCGCGAGGTGGGGGAGTTGAGTGACGAAGAGTTGGAGCGTATTGCCACAGGACGCGGCTCAGGAGTTATTAAACAGGCGCAACGCACGTAAAGGGCTGCTGGCCTTTACTCAATATACCTATCCCCAATATCAGGCTGACCTGGTGCATGGGTTGATTGCGGGGCATTTGGATCGGGTGGTGGCGGGGGAGATCCGGCGCTTGATGATCTTTGCGCCGCCACAACATGGGAAGAGTGAGTTAACCTCAGTACGGTTGCCGGCTTATTGGTTGGGGCGCCGGCCGAATGACCCAATTATTATTACAAGTTATGGGGCTGAGCTGGCGGAGAGTAAGAGCCGGCAGGCGCGGGATATTGTGGAGAGTGGCGAGTATCGGGCGCTCTTTGGTGATCTGCGGGCGGGTGAGATTGAGTCGGTGCAGGTGCGGCCGGATAGCCGGGCGGTGCAGCGCTGGCAGTTGATGCACCCCAACCGAGGGCGGGTTCTCGCCGTCGGCGTGGGTGGGCCGGTGACGGGGCATGGTGCGCTGCTGGGGATTATTGATGACCCACATGAGAATTGGGAAGAAGCGCAGAGCGCGACGATGCGCCGGCGGGTGTGGGAGTGGTATCGGGGGACATTCCGCACGCGCATTTGGGAGGGCGGGGCGATTGTGCTGATCATGACCCGGTGGCATGAGGATGATCTGGCGGGGAAGTTGTTGAAGGAACAGCCAGGGCAATGGACGGTGTTGCGGTTGCCGGCGATTGCAGAGAGCCAGGAAGAGCGGGATAACAATAATCGGTTGATGGGGTTGCCGCTGGGGGAGCCTGATCCGTTGGGGCGGGCGGCAGGGGAGGCGGTGGCGCCGAAGCGCTACAGTGCGACGGAGTTGCAGAGCATTGCCAAGGACGTGGGGAGTATGGTCTTTGGGGCGGAGTATCAGGGCAGCCCACGGGCGACGGAGGGCAATCTGATTAAGCGGCCCTGGTTGCGGATTGTGACTCAAGCGGCGCCGGCGACGCCTTACCGGATTCGTTATTGGGATAAGGCGGCGAGTGTGAGTAAGAGCGCCAAATTCAGTGCCGGGGTACGGCTGGCGATTGCGCTGGATGGGCGGGTGGTGATTGAGGATGTGGTGCATGGGCAGTGGACAACCAAGGAGCGACGCAACGTGATGTTGCAGACGGCCCAGTTGGATGCGGCGGCGTTTAACAATGGGGTCTTTGTGTTTATTGAGCAGGAGCCGGGGTCGAGCGGCGTGGATAGTGTGCAGGATGAGATTGCGTTGCTGGCTGGTTACCCGGTCTTTGCGGACAAGGCGACGGGTGATAAGGATGTGCGGTTGATGCCGTTTATTGCGCAGGCTGAGGCGCTGAATGTGGTGTTGCTGCAAGGGGCGTGGAACCAGGTCTATATTGATGAGATGGTGGTGGTTCCCAATGGGACGTATCGCGACCAGGTGGATGCAACGGCGGGTGCCTATAATCGGGCGATTGAGTTGGTGCGGACGCCGCCGGCGAGAACCGTGGTACATGAGGAGTTTGTTTCGATTTCGCAATTCTGAGAGGTGTGTATGGCGTTTCGGGATGTGCGCTTAAAAGAAGGAAATCGGTTGGTGTTTCGGTTTGACCCGGAGCAGGATGTGGTGGCGATTGTGGTGCGGGGGGAGATGGTGGAGATCAACCTGGATGAGTATCGGTTACCCCATCAACGGAGACAGGGTATGATGGGGGTGGATTTTCGACGGATTGAGGGACGGGAGGAGAGCGACTGATAATAAGGCGTTATCGGTCGAGGGGATAGATGGGAGTTATAGGGCTGATGGGTTTGCCATCGGCCTTATTTTTTTGGTTGGGCGCGCCTAAGTGGGAATTTTTCTCATTGACAGGGGGCGATAGGTGTGCTATACTGGGGGCTGCTGATTCCTCTGGTTGTGAATTGAAGAGACGGGTGGTGGTTGCCGGCCATTGCCCACGAACGCCGTAAGAGCGTCATTGACCTGGTTTGCCAGGTTGGTGGCGCTCTTTTTATTTTCCGGGAGTTTTTATGGCGCGGTTATCCCAAGGTGCGGAATTTATGAAGTTGCAGATCCAGCCGATTGATCCGCCGGCTGGGTTCGGGAAGTATGTGGTGAAGGATATTTTTACCACAGCGGATGGATCGTGGGATATGAATGGGACGATCTTCTCCATCACATCGTGGGCGCGTAATGGGTATCTGAAGCCGATGGGGTCGCCGGATTATTTTGATGACGCCGGCGGGGCGACGCATTTGTTTGCGCGGGTGGAGGATGAGAACGGGCGGGCGAAGGCGCTGGATGTGCGCTTTTTTACGGGCAATCTGGCTGTTGCGGAGAATACAGGGCAGAAGAAGAGCGGCTGGGCCAATATGTTTATGAATGGCGATTCGGCCTTTTATATCGAGCAAGGGCAGCGGGGGCCGTGGTCGGCGATTCCGCTGGTGCCTTATGCGGAGGCGGTGACGGGGTTGGGGTTGCCGAATCGATGGCATGTTTCGACGTTTGTGGTGTGGAAGTGGCAGCCGGCCCAAGTGGTGACACCGCCGATTGATCCGCCAGTTGAGCCGCCGGTGGGTGGTGACGTGGAAAAACGCCTGGCGTGGTGCGAGCGGGAGATTCGCCAGTTGAAAGGGTTGTTGAAACAGTGGACGGGGGAATGAGCGCCGCCGGGCATGAACGCCTGGCGGCGTTGGATGATACGCAGTTGCTGGCGCTGTGCATTTGGGGTGAGGCACGGGGAGAATCGGTGACGGGGCAATTGGCGGTGGCGCATGTGGTGTTGAATCGGGCGGCGAGTCCGCGTTGGTGGGGGCATGATGTGCGGTCGGTGATCTTGAAGAAATGGCAGTTTTCGTACTTCAATAGTCGGTCGCCGGGGCCGGGGTTGGTGCAGTTGGCGATTGCGGAGTTGGCCATGGGGAAGTTGACGCTTGATCCGACGTTGGGGGCGACGCATTATCATGCGGTAGGGGTGACGCCGGATTGGACGCGGTTGCTGCGGCATGTGGTGGATATCGGGCGGCATCGGTTTTATGTGGAGTAGACCCTACCCCCAGCCCTCCCCAGATCGGAGAGGGGAGTAAAGGTCGGGTGATAACTCTTTCTTATCAGTCGAGGAGGGGATGATGCTGAAGCAGTGGGTGGAGACGGTTTACCGGGAGCATGGGATGGTAGGGGTTGGGGCGTTGGTGTTGATTTTGTTGGTGGCGGTGTTGGGGTTGGCGAAGGCGGCGGGGATGGAAGTTGGCGAGGCCTGGCAGTTGATGATGGGGTGGTTGAATGGCTAAACGGAGTTCGCAGACAGCGCAGATCCAGCAGTTGCAAGGGGAGAATATCGAGTTGCAGGAACGCCTGGCGGCGCTGGAGATGGCGTTGGAGGCGGATGGTTGGCGGATGCTGACGATGCAGGCCGATCAGGAGTTTAGCCGGGAGGGGTTGCGGCTGATCACGGAGTTGAGCCGGATTATGTCGCTGAAGAATCCGCTGATTAAGCGCGGGGTGCAGGTGCAGCGGCTGTACGTGTGGGGTCAGGGTTGGAATGTGAAGGCGAGTGACCCGGATGTGCAGGGCGTGCTGGACGCTTTTATGAAGGACCCGAAGAATCAGGTGGAGTTGACGAGCCACCAGGCGCGGATGCAGAAGGAGACGGAGCAGACGACGGATGGGAATACCTTCTTTGTCTTCTTTGTGAACGCGTTGACGGGGCGGGTACGGGTGCGCACGTTCCAGTTTGAAGAGGTGATCGAGATTGTGTGTGATCCGCAGGATGCGAAGTCGCCGTGGTATTACAAGCGGTCTTGGTCGGAACAGACGTTGGATGCCGGCAGCGGGGCGATTGCGACGATGGTGAAGACGGCGTATTACCCGGATTGGCGTTACAACCCGGTGAACAAGCCGGCGAGTATTGGGAGCTATCCAGTGCGGTGGGAGAATCCGGTTTACCACATCAAGACGGGCGGGTTTTCTAACTGGAAGTTTGGTTGTTCGGAGATTTATGCGGCGATTGATTGGAGCCGGGCCTATAAGGAATTCCTGGAAGACTGGGCGAGCATTGTGCGCGCTTATCGTCGATTCGCTTTCCAGTTGAGTACGCCGGGCGGGAAGAGTGCGATTGCGGCGGCCAAGGCCAAGCTGGGTACGACGTATGGCGCTGGTGGGCTGGGGGCGGAGACGAATCCGGCGCCGGTGGTGGGTAGTACGTTTGTGGCGGGCGACAATGTGAATTTAACACCGGTGCGCACATCCGGGGCGACGGTGGCGGCGGAGGATGGGCGGCGGTTGTTGTTGATGGTGGCGGCGGCGGTGGGGTTGCCTGAAACGTTTTTTGGCGATGTGAGCGTGGGGACGCTGGCCACGGCGAGCAGCCTTGACCGACCGACTGAGTTGGCGATGCGGGACCGGCAGACCTTTTGGCAGGATATTTTTCAAGCCATTTTTGATTTTGTGTTGCTGTGGGCGGTGAAGGCGCCACGGGGGCCACTGCGGGGGCTGGGAACGGTTGTCGTCGAGCGGGATGGGGATGAGATTAGCGAGACGGTGGATTGGGGCGATGTAGACGCGCATATTGATATTGATTTTCCGCCGATCAGGTCGGAGGCGTTGGATGCGCAGATGCGGGCGATTGTTTCGGCGGCGACGCTGGATGGGAAGGCGCCGGCGGGGACGCTGGATCTGATGACGACGGCGCGATTGATGTTGGTGGCGCTGGGGGTGGATGATATTGATGCCATTTTACAAAAACTCTTCGACGAAGAGGGGCGGGCGTTGAATCCGGTGGGTCAGGGGGTGGATGGGACAAATGGGAGTGATGCGACGGATGGGGCGACGGATGGCGCTGCGGTGGAGGCGATGATGGTGCGGGCGGTGCGAGAGTTGCGGGATGCGTTGGTGCGGTTGCGTGAAGGCGTGGAGTGATAAGAAGGAATTATCAGTCGAGGGGGGAATAGATGGGGTCGATTAGCGATATTTATAAGTTTCGGGAGGTTGATCAGAAGGGGAACCCATTAAATGGATTTGGCGGGGTATTTATCGAGACCTTTGAATCTTATACGCCGGGAAGTAAGTGGTTGGAAAGCAAGGCGACCGGGGACATTATTCAGGTAGATGGGAATACAGCCGCAGCATCCTATTTGGTTATTTCAAAGGACCCGTTAGCACCAGGGACGGAAAGCGTGGTTACCGCGGTGATGAATTTTCCTACGCCTTTAGAAATGGCGATGGGGATTCATTTATCACAGCGCACATTCGGGCAGGAATTTGCCATAGAAATTGTGGACACAGGGCCACTGATTTCCCCTGTAGCGGAAAGAGCGATTTCGGCTATTTCACAAACAACGACAACATTGACGATTGACACCATAGCCGCTCATGATCTACTACCAGGGATGCGGATCGGGATCTATGGGGTCACAGATTCGCGATTAAATTACCCGGCATTAGTCGTATTGACCGCACCTAGTGCAAATCGTGTTACCGTTGCTTCTGGGCCGAATGGAACGATTCCGAGTTTGACGGTTGGGCCGTTTGCTTCAGGGATGATTTATTACCGTCCAGCGTTGGGCTATTCGGCAAATGGTACGAGCATGATTTTTGAGAATGGCACGGCAACCAACGCGAGTTTCTATTCGCGTGCTGATGCCGGAGATACTTTGCCGGGGGCAGGCATAACCGGCACTCATCAATCAACGATAGGCTCAACGGCATCTGTGCAAGCAGTAAATGCGCCCAACAGCTATGCGTTTCAACCAACAACAGAATATCGGTCGTATTTGCAACAGGATCGTGTGCAGTGGAGTGATGTTGCCGTAGACAGTACGGGATTGATGACAAACCGTTTGCTTAGAACACAGGTGGTACCGAGTAGTGAAAAGCTCTATAAGTTGCGCATTCGAGCCATCAATAGCAAGGGGTTGTCGGTTCCCATCGGGCAAATAGTCAGCATCGCCAAAAGCGGGACGACGACGGCCACTGTGGTGCTTCATCAGGCGCACGGCCTAACTACAGGCGACAACATTAACCTGTATGGCGTGCGTGATCAGACGAATTTTCCCAACCTGGCGGTGGCCACAGTGGTGGCATCGGTTGTGAATTCGACCACGATTACCGTGGTGATTGGGAGTGCGGTGACGGCGACCAGTTATGGTGGGTATGTTGCGCTCTGCAATGGTGGCAATCTTATGTCGGCGCTAGGGGCGATTGCGCAGGTGGCGGCGAGTGCGGTGCTGGCTGGGGGCGTGCTGACGATTACCGGCAATGCGGCCTGGGCTGGGCTATTGATTGGCGATTATGTTAATGTCACCGGGTTGCGGGTGGATGGGACTGGCGCTAGTCTGGATTGCGATGGCGCATGGAAAGTTAGAAACATTAGTACGACCAGCCTGGAATTGTTACCATTGCCGGGGACAACCGCACCAACTGACTTTGCTTCGACCAACTGTGGTGGCGGCATCATCAAGAGATCAGATCTACGGATTTCGTATGCGCGGTTGTTCGCTTATCAGCGGCAACGGGTTGAAATGTTGCCGCGGCCGAGCCAAGACGCCAGTCAAGCCGTGCCGGTGCAGATTACTGGTGGTAGCAACGTTTCCATGAGCGCCACCCAATCGAGTCGGGTGACACTCGGCAACGGCTGGTACATGGAGCCTGACAATGTGTTGTTTGCCGATGTGGCCACTGCCGCGCTGACGACGACCACGACCACGGCGACTATTATGCCAACGCCAGTTGGGGCGGCGGCGGAATTTAACATTGTGGTGACGGCGGTGAGTGGGACGAGTGCGACGCTAGACGTAGGGATTGAGGAGAGCGACGACTCAGGCGTGAACTGGTACCGAATCTACGATTTTCCGCGGATTACGACCACCGGCGCGTATCGGTCGCCGGTGCTGCCGCTCAGTGGCAACCGGCTGCGCTATGTGCAGACGGTTGGCGGGACAACCCCATCGTTTACGCGGGTGCTCAACCGAATCACGCACCAAATGGTCAGCCCTCCACCGTATCGGCAGGTTATAGATCGTGCTGTGGCGGTTGGCACATTGAATGCCACGACGGTGGCATTAAAAAGTAATGGGGCCAAAAATATCCAGTTGGTTTTGTCGATGGGGGCGATTACGACCACGGCGCCGGCGCTACAAATTGAAGGTAGCGACGACAATGGGGCGACGTGGTACGCGATTGGCGCGGCACTGACCGGCGTGGCAAGTGCGACAGTCCAGGTTACGGTCAATGATTTCAATGCTGACTTGCTTCGGGCCAGGGTGACAACGGCTGGGGTAGGGGCAACGCTAGGCTACGCATTGTTGAAGACATACGGGGCATAACGACCGACCGATAATAAACGCTTATCGGTCGGTGGGAGGAAGGGCGAGTGGCTGAGTTATCCGTTTTTTCGCCGGGGTATGATGGGGCGGGGTTTGTGACGCAGGCGGCGGACAGTGGTGGGGATCAGTTTGAGAATACGGGCGATACTGTTTTGTATCTTCAGAATGCGGGGGCGGGGTCGATTACGGTGACGCTGACGCCGGATTTTGATCCGCGGGGGTTGTTGTTTGCGCCGGTGCAGGTGGTGGTGGCGGCGGGGCAGATCCGGTTGGTGGGGGCGCTGTTGCGGCAGTGGTGGAGCAACAGCGCTGGCAAGGTGGTGATGGCCTATTCGGGGGTGAGTGGGCTGAGTGTGGGGGTGATGCAGTTGGGTAGCCGGTTGAAATATGACGCTGCGGCTTTTTTGCCGTCGGCGTTATCTGGCTTGATCTTGTGGCTCGATGCCAGCAACCTAGCTTCGCTCTTTCAGGATGATGCAGGGGCGACGCCGGTAGCGACGAACAATGACCCTGTGGGGCGATGGGCGGATCTGTCTGGGGCAGGGAACCATGTGATGCAGGCGACGGGAACAGCCAAGCCAACGTACAAAACGGGTGTGCAGGGTGGGTTGCCGGGGGTAAGTTTTGATGGCGGAGATTATTTGGATGGGGTGGCGACGTATGCAAGCTATCCGCTGACGATTGTGGGGGTGGGGAAGCAGTCGGCCACACTGGGGGCGACGCGCGGGTTGGTTTCGCTTTATCACTCGACCACGTTTGGGACGCGTATGTGGCTAGGAAGTACGGATCAGCCATCGTTGGCAGTAGCGACGCCATCAACCCAACGAACCGCACCAATCTCTATCGGTGCGAATGCGCCGTTTGTTTTTGGCGGGAGTGTTACGCCGATCAATGCGGTGGCATTGTCTAACAATAGTTTTACAACAATAGCGGCTCATGCGGCAGGGCTGGTGTCGAACAACATTGCCATTGGTCGATTCAATATCAATACAGCGACGAATTTAATGAATGGTCATATTTGTGAGGTGCTGATTTACAACCGAGGGCTGACAATATTTGAGCTGGAGCGGGTAGGCAGCTACTTGAATACGAAGTGGGGGGTCTATTGATGGCGCCGGCGACACAGTCGTTGCAAGCGGCGCTAGATCATTTCCTGGAGGCGGCGAGCGTGGCGGCGAAGTGGCGGACGCTTGATCCGCTGGTGAGCCGCACGGAGCGCAAAGTTGCCGTGGTGATGAAGCGGCAGTTACAGGCGTTTCTGCGGGGCTTTGCCCAGTTGCGAGGGCGGATTGATGAGAGCCGGCTGCAAGAGGCGTTGTCGGCGGATGATTGGGTGGCGGTGTGGGAGCGGGTGGCGGCGGCCAGCACGGAACGGATGTTTGACCCGTTGCAGGCGGCGATGCGGGCGGCGTTGGAGCGGGGGGCGACGGAGACGATTGCGGACGTGGGGGTGAATATTGCGTTCAACCTGCGGCATCCACGGGCCGAGGCTTACCTGCTGGAGCATGGGTATGGGCTGATCAGCCAGATTGATGGGACGACGCGGGGGAATCTGGCGACGATTATCAATGAGGGCATCCGGGAGGGGTGGAGTTATAACCGGATTGCGCGGGAGATTACGAGCCTGTACAGCTTTATGGGGGCGGAGAAGCCGCAGGCGCATATTGATAGCCGGGCGCATTTGATTGCGGTGACGGAGATTGGGAACGCGTATGAGGCGGGGAGTGCGCTGATTGTGCGGGATTTGCAGGATGCCGGGTTGCAGATGGAGAAGAAGTGGCTCACCGTCGGCGATGCCCGGGTGAGTGACGGCTGCCGCAACAACCAGGTGCAGGGGTGGATTCCGTTTGCGCAGAGCTTTAGTAGTGGGCATCAACATCCGTTGCGGTTTCCGGGGTGCCGGTGTACGGCGCTGTATCAAAGGAAGCAAGCATGAGTGGGTTGGGGGTGGCGGCTTTTCTTGTGTGGTTGACGGTGGTGTTGGTGCTGTTGCGCCGGGCGCTGTGGGTGATGGCGAGGCCGGTGGAGATGGTGGATGAGGGGTTTGATAGGGATGCTGGCTGGTGTCCTGGTTGCAATTTGCCGATGGAAATTTGTCGTCATGATTAGGAGTCGTCGGGCGATAATGCTTTGTTATCGGTCGAGGATTGATAGGGTGGGACGGATGGTAGTGATGGGAGGAATAGGGGATGAATGAGGAGCATGGGCCGGATATGATGGAGGCGACAGAGGGGGCATTGCGTGGGGCGGTGGTGCCGTTGGTGGAGCGGGCGGTGCGGCGGGATGGGACGATCCCGATTAAGGTGATTAAGCCGGGGTGGGGTAGCACGGGCTATTACCCGGCAGAGGTGTTGGAGCGGGATGGGCCGAAGGTTTTTACGCCGGGCGTGCAGATGTTTTGGGACCATGCGACGCCAACCGAGGAGGCAGAACGGCCAGAGGGCAGCCTGAACGATTTGGCGGCGGTGTTGACGACGCCGGCGCGCTGGGATGGCAATGGGCCGGAAGGGCCGGGGCTGTATGCGGATGCGAAGGTGTTTGAGGCGTATCAGGCGCCGGTCAATAATCTGGCGCCCCATATTGGGGTGAGCATTCGGGCCTTTGGCAAGGCGGCCCAAGGGACGGCGGAGGGCCGGCAGGGGCGCATTATTCAGGAAATCACGAGCGTGAGTTCGATTGATTTTGTAACGAAGCCTGGTGCGGGCGGGCGAATTGTGGAGATGTTTGAGGCGGCGCGCACGGGACAGAGAGACGCGGATCTTGGTGGAGCGGATGACGCTCAGAGCAAAGGAGATGAGACGGTGAGCAAGGAATTAGAGGGGAAGTTGACGGAGGCGCAGGGACGCCTGGCGGCGCTGGAGCAGCAGAATGCACGGTTGCAGGAGGCGTTGTTGCTGCGTGATGCACGGGAGTTTGTGCGCGGGCAGTTGGTGGGGGCGCCGTTGCCGGAGATGACGAAGCAGCGGTTATATGAGGCGTTGACGCTGGCGCCGTCGATTACCGATGGGAAGTTGGACACGGCGGCCTATGCACAGCGGGTAAAGGAGGCGGTGGCAGCGGAAACGGCGTACCTGATTGAGGCGGTGAGTTGGAATACGGGGCAGATTCAGGGGATGGGGGGCGCGCCGGCGGCGACAGAGGTCGATCCGGTGGCGGTGCAGAAGCGGTTATCTGAGGCGTTTGGCCGGCTGGGTCTGAGTGAAAAAGAGGTTGCGCACGCGGTGAACGGGCGGGCGTAACTTCGGCAGGCTCAGTTATCGGGTGGTTTAGTCGGTGGATAGGAAGGGGAAAATGATATGGCTGTAAATATGGTTAATGCGAATGGGAATCAGATTGAGGCGACGATTGCCAGTAAGGCGAGTGGTGATCCGGCGCTGGTGGGGCAGATGCCAGGGGTATGCCTGACGGCGACGGATGGCGCGGGGCGGACGGTGGTGAAGACAGATGGGATTTTTAGTATGTCGGTGCGTGGGGTGAATGACGCCGGCAACGTGGCGGTCAACAACGGCGATATTCTTTACTACTTGGAAGCGGATACGCCGAAGCTAGGGAAGAAGGCGACGGCGGGGGTACGCTTTGGGTATGCGTGGAGTCCCAGTGTGGCGCCGGGTGCGCAGTTGATTGCGAGTGGGGCGACGGCGACGATTACGGTAAAGATTGGGTATTAGGGCGTAAGGCCAGTCGCACCGATAGGATCGAATAGGATGGATGGGATGGATATTGGGAAGAAGGGGAGATGGTATGAGTGAGATGTATGGGGTGTTGAGTGAAGGTGGGCTGCGTGGGTTCACGCGCCATCGTAGCCAGAAGCGGCAGGCGGCGGTGTCCAGTGCGGCGGCGCTGTGGGCGGATTTGATGGCGGGGCGGGCGCCCAGCTATTTCTTGCAGGAGGCATTGGCGCCGCGGACGCCGGCGGTGGCGCGGGCGATTGAGGGCAGTTATCCGGGGCTGTTTCAGTTCCAGGAGGCGATGACGCGCAGTGATTTCCCGTTGCTGACGGGGGATGTGATCGACCGGATGATGTTGGCGCGCTATCGTGAGTTTCCTTCGCCGTGGCGGTCGTTTTGCAAGGTTTCTAATACGCTGCGAGATTTCCGCACGGTGCGCCGGATTGCCATGGACGGGGCCGAAAGCGTGTGGCAGACCCAGGGCGAGACGGAGGAGTTGGAATACACCCAGGTGAGCGAGACGGGGTATACGTATGCGCCACAGAAATACAGCCGCGGCGCCCGGATTTCGTTTGAGGCGTTGATGAATGATGATCTGGATGCGTTTACGTCGATTCCGGATCGGCTGGGGCGTGGTGGGGCGCGCACGGTGGCGCGGTTTGCGACTGGGCTTTATGTGGATGCGAGCGGGCCACACGCGTCGCTCTATACGGCGGGGAATGGCAACCGGGTTACGTCTAATCCGCCGTTGAGCGTGGCGGGGTTGGGGACGGCGTTCAACCTGCTGGGGGGCTTTGTGGATGCGGGGGGCGATCCGATCTACGTTGAGGAGGCGATCCTGGTGATTCCTCCCCAGTTGCGGGTGACGGCGAACAACATCTTAAATCAGTTGAGCGTTGATGTGACGGCGAGCGGTGGCACGGCGGCGCAGACGGTGCGGGTGAACAATTGGATTGTGGGGAATTTGGAGTTGGTGGTTGATCCGTACATTCCGATTGTGGCCAGCACGGCGAACGGACAGCAAAGCTGGTTCCTTTTTGCCGATCCAAGTGTGGGGCGGCCGGCGCTGGAGGTTGGTTTCCTTTCCGGGTTCAATGAGCCGCAACTCTATCAGAAGGCGGGCAATACGATGCGCCTGGGGGGCGGGATGGATGAGATGGCAGGGGATTTCTCGACCATGAGCCAGGAGTATAAGGGGGTGGTGGCGTTCGGTGGGACGCGCCTGGACCCGAAGAGCACGGTGGGGAGTAACGGGACGAATAGTTAGTTGGTGGGGTGATAACGATTTGTTATCACCCGGCTATGAGAGCAATAGGAGTAATAGGATGGATGAGGATAAGCGGAGAAAGTTGCCGGCGCCGGTGACGACGACGGAGGAGTTTTTGCACGCGACGGTGGTGGAGTTGCGGGCGTTGGTGGCGGTGGTGGAGAAGCTGACCGAGGTGCTTACCCCAGAGGTGGCGTTGGTGGCGGATGCGGGGGAGTGGCCGGAAGTGGTGGAACTGGTTGAGGCTGCACCAGAGACGCCGGCGGATGAGGCGGCGCCCAAGAAGAGCCGGAAGAAGGTAGCGGAGTAAGATGGCCTTTAGCTATGATCTCAACACCGACGTGGGCAAGGTGCGTTTGCTGATTATGGATAACCAAAGCACTGCTTATCTCTTTGAGGATGGGGAGTTGTCGGCGTTCCTGCTGATGGAAGGGGATGTGGTGCGGCGGGGGGCGGCGCTGGCGTTGGAGACGATGGCCAGTAATGAAGCCTATGTGAGCAAGCGGATTGAGATTCTAGATTTGAAGACGGATGGGCCGGCGGTGGCGGCTTCACTGCTGAAGCGGGCGGGGGAGTTGCGCAGCCAGGCTGACCGCGACGAGCAGGCCGAAGAGGGCGGGGCTTTCGATATTGCGGAGTGGGTGGTTGATGACTTTAGCGGTCGGGAGCGCCTGGCCAAGGAGTGGTTACGCGGTGGCTAATCCACAGGGGTTGATTCATCCTAGACTGATGAGCAGGTTGCAGCCCAACCACTTCCCTGATCTGTGTACGATTCAGCAGCCGGTGGAAGGGCAGGATAGTTATGGGCAGGTTACGCGCGCTTGGGCGGCCTTGATCGGGCATGTGAATCTGCGGTGTCGATTGGCGCCAGAGATTCAGCGGTCGGGGGAGTTTCAGCCGCAGGGGCAGACCTATGGGCGCCATTCGCATCGGTTGTTGTTATCCGGCTATTATCCGACGATTACGGCGAAGATGCGGGTGGTGGTTGGCGGGGAGAGCTACCAGGTGGTGTTAGTGCAGCCGGATAGTGAGGGGTGGTCGACGCGGTTGTTGGTGGATGTGGTCGAATGATAATCCGTTGTTATCACCCCGCCCCAGCCTTCCCCCAATTTGGGGAGGGGAGTAGATCAGGAGAGCGTGAGATGGAGTTGCAGATTGTTGGCAGCAGGGAAGTTAGGGCGCATTTGGATCGGATGGATGACGCGACGCGGGGGCGGACGTTGGTGCGGGCGCTGGTGAGTGGGGCGTTGATTATCCAGAATGCGGCGAAGCAGTTGGCGCCTTACCGGACGGGGAATCTGCGGCGGTCGATTCATATTGGGGGTCGCAGTGATCTGGCGCATGATTTTGAGAATACGACGGGGGGCGAGCTGGAGCCACCACGGATTAGCACGAATGAGGTGCAGGTCTTTGTGGGGACGAATGTGGAGTATGCGCGCCAACGGGAGTATGGTGGGGTGATCGAGGCGAGGAATGCGCCGTGGCTGGTGTGGCAAGATTATGAGGGGAATTGGCATCGGGCGCGACGGGTGGAGCAGGCGGCGACGCCGTTTCTGCGGCCGGCGCTGGATGAGAATCGGGATGCGGTGCGGCGGGAAGTGGCGGCGGCGTTGCGACAGTTGATAGGGTTGGGGTAGGCGATGTTGCAGAAGCTAAAGGCTTATTTGACCGGCTACGCGGCGTTGGCGGCGTTGGTGGGGAATCGGGTGTATGCGCTGCGATTGCCCCAGCAGCCGGTATTGCCGGCGGTGCGCTATCGGCGGATTAGTCGGCGGCCGGTGCATGTTAAAGTGGGCGTGAATGAGCCGCTGGTGTCGTTGCGGGTGCAGTTTGATGTGGTGGCCAATAGCTATGGCAGCCTGGAGGATGTGGCGACGGTGCTGCGGACGGCGCTTTATGCGTACAAGGAGACGGCGCCGAAGGTGATCCAGGTGATGATTGAGAATGAGCAGGATTTTGAGGAGACGGAGCGGGGCGCCGGCGGTGAAGCGCAGATGCGAAGAGTGATCGATGCGATGATTTGGTGTCACGAGGAGGTTTCATGAGTGAACAGGTGACGGAAAAAACACAGCTATATGTGGCGCTGCGGCGGATTGGGGGCGATGGCGAGGTGTGGTTGCCGGGGTCGCTGATTGCGTTGACGGATGCGAAGGCGGCGATCCTGATGGCGAAGGGGGTGGTGGCGGCGCATGTGGAGACGACGCCGCCGGCGATTGAGGAGGCGGTGATCGTGGTGCATGAGCCGGTGGTGGCGGTGGGGTGATATGGGCGTTATAGGGATGAATAGGATGGATGGAGAGGGGGGAAGATGGCGGCGATTGCGATTTTGCGGCCGACGTTTGCGGGGTTGACGTTGACGACCCAGGCGGCGGCGGGTGGCGGGGATACGTTGCAGAATGATGGGCAGACCGTGCTTTATGTGAAGAATGGGGGCGGGGCTTCGATAAATGTGACGATCACGCCGGCGGCGACGCCGGATGGGTTGGCGTTTGCGCCACGTGTGGTGGCGGTGGGGGCGGGGGCAGAGCGGCTGTTGGGGCCGTATCCGCCGGTGTTTTTCAATGATGTGAATGGCCAGGTGGCGGTGACCTACAGCGCGGTGACGAGCGTGGTGGTGGCCGGCATTGGGATTTTGGGGGTGTAACGATGGCGCAGACGACAGCGGCTTTTGCAAAGAGTAACTATCGGATTGATGTAAGCGTGAATGGTTCGACTTGGACCAATATTAGTGGCAATGCGGCGGATGTGAAGACCAGCGGCGGGGAGCAGTTGACGGGGGAGCAGCAGACGGCGGAGAATCAGGCGCCGGTGGTGGTGGGCAGTAACAAGACGGCCGCCGTAAAGGTGGATGTCAATATTATTTACACCGAGACTTCCGGCGAGGCGTTCCAAATCGTTTGGTCGCGCTACGAATCGACGACTAAGACGATTTGGTTGCGGTGGAGTCCCAGGGGGGGCAACACCGGGGATGAGCGGTATGTGGCGAGCAACAATGCGGGGACGGCGGTGGCTTGCCCGATTGTAAATTGTCTGCCGCCGGATCTGGATGCGAACAGTGGCGATCCGGCGCTGTGTTCGTTTAGCATCCTGGCGCCGCGCTTGGTGCAGGAAGTGGTGCCGTAATGGAGCAGTCCATTCTGAATGGGGAAGGGATTGACGCACCTGGTGCGGGAGCGCTGCCGGTGGCGCCGATTGTGACGCCGCCGACGTTGAAGCCGGCAGAGATGGGGGCGGTGAAGGTCAACTTTGTGAAGCGGGCGCCGGTGGAGGTCAATGTCGATATTGACCGGATGACCTGGGAGGATTATAAGAAGATCCAGGGGCTGACGGCGAATGTGGACGAGCTACCGGAAGCGGAGATGATGGAGAAGTTGATCGACGTGATTAACCTGGTGACGGATGTGGATTTGCGGAGTTTGCCGGCACGGGTGATGAATGAGGTGATCGCGCAGGTGGTGAACGGGTTTAAGGCGGAGGCGGACACAAAAAACTAAGGACGGCCTTATTCGCGCATTTGTGGGCGGGGGGGCCGATGCCGCAGGAGTATCTGGAGTTGACGCTGTGCCGGGAGTTTCATGTGCTGCCGAGTGAGTTGGGCAGGGAGCCGGTGGGCAATGTGCTGCGCGTGCTGACGATGATGGATGTGGAAGGCCGGGTGCGCAAGGCACGAGCGGCGGTCAGGAAGTGATGAGGTGGCGGGTGGCAAGGGCTTGTCATCCGCCATTTGTTTTTCGGGCGATAAGTGATTGTTATCGGTCGGGGTTGGGGTGGGAGTTATGGGGGTGGGGCGTGGCGGATGAGTTGAAGATTATTCTGCGGGCGATTAATCAGGCGAGCGGGCCGATTGATGATGTGCGGGGGAGCATGAGCCGGTTGAGTGGGGCGGCTGGTGACCTGCATACCAAAGCGTTGCTGCCGTTGCGGAATATGCTGGGGTCGGGGTTGAAGGTGGCGGCGGGGGCAACGGTGGCGGCGGTGGGGGCGCTGGTGGCGACGATTGGGAGCAGCGTGGGCGCGGCGGCGGATATGGAGCAAGGGATTGCCGATATTTCGGCGGCCATGGGGGCAAGCACGGAAGAGACGGGCAAGCTGAAGAAGTTGATTGAGAACTTGGGGTTTGATCCCCAGCTCAAGGTGACCGCAACCGAGGCGGCGGAGGCGATTGGGACGCTGGGAACGGCGGGGTTATCAGTTGACGAGATTTTGAATGGGGCGGCGCGTTCGACGGTGTTGCTGGCCAATGCGACGGGCGCCCAGTTCGGCGACGCGGCGGGGATTGCGTCGGATGTGATGAGCCTGTTCAACATCAAAGCGGCAGACATGGCGCGGGCGGTGGATGGGATTACGTCTACGACCATTGCTTCTAAGTTCAATATTAATGATTATCGCCTGGCGTTGGCGCAGGCCGGTGGCGTGGCGGCGACGGTGGGGGTGGGCTTTGACGATTTTAACGCGACGATTGCGGCGATTGCGCCATATTTCGCTTCGGGGTCGGATGCCGGCACGTCCTTTAAGACGTTCCTGCAGCGGCTGATTCCTGCGTCATCTGCCGCCGAAGATTCCATGCGGGCACTGGGATTAATATCATTGGATGTAGGATTGGCAGCCAAAGGACTGAGTGAAAAACTTGGTTATGAGGTTGCTCCTACAATGGAAGCCGTCAAGGAGGCTGCTGCCGAATACACTTATCAAATATTGGATGTAAAAGCGGGGAGTAAGGAATTAGCCGAAGAAACCGAAAAATTGCTGAACCAGTATCGACGCAATGAATTTTTTACAGCCACAGGCGAAATGAAGGATATGAGCGAAGTCGTCGGGGTGTTACAGGGTGCGTTTAAGGATCTGACCGAAGAGCAGAAAAACGAGCAACTCGCCACCATCTTTGGCACGGATGCGATGCGGGCGGCGGCGGCCATGGCAGGGATGACGGAACAGCAGTTTGCCGATCTGAAAGCGACCATGGCCAAGACGGATGCGGAGGAGTCGGCGGCCAAGCGGATGGATACCTTCCGCGGGGTGATGGAGATTCTGGGTGGCGTGGTGGACACGTTGAAGGTGCAGATTGGGGATGCGTTTCTGCCGACGTTGCGGCGGCTGGCAGAGTTGTTTACAGCGCAGGCGCAAATACATGGACCGGCGATTGTAGAGATGTTTCGGGGGTTGGCCGGGCAACTGGAGGTTTCGTTGCAGAAGTTTATGCCGTGGATTGAGCAGGCGCTGCCGCGGTTGATTGCGCAGATTCCCGGCGTGGTGGCGAATATGATCGAGCTTGGTAAGCAGTTTGTGGCGGCGGCGACGATGGTTTATAACGCAGTGGCGCCGGTGGTGTCGTTTGTGGCCGGCCTGGTGGATTTGAAGGGCATCCTGTTGATTGTGGGCGGGCTGATGGCGGTGAGTGCGGTGGCGTCGGTGGTGAGCTTTGTGGCGTCGATTGTGGGGGCGGTGGCGTCGGTGGTGAGCTTTGTGGCGTCGATTGGTGGGGTGCTAGGGTCGCTGGGCGGCTTGGGGGTGGCGCTGGGTGGCGCTGGGGCTGCGTTTACGGCGATCCTGGCGGCGATTGGGCCGGTGATTCTGATTGTGGGGGCTGTAGGGGCGGCGATTGCGGCGCTGTATTTGGCCTGGCAGAACAATTGGTTTGGGATTCGGGATATAACGCAGCAGGCGTTGGCGATGGTGCGCGATTTGTTGGCTAATTTTCCAGAGACGATTGCGGGGCTGAAAGAGGCATTTTTCACCTGGGCCAGTGGGGCAATGCAGCGGTTGCGGGATGGCTTTACTGCGGCCAAGCAGATGGTATTGGATGGGTTGGGTTGGGTTGTTGATGGGATACGCAGCTTTTTTGGCGAGCGGATTGTGCCGTTGGGGCAACAGATGTTTGACCGGGGCGTTGATGTGTTGCGCCGGTTGCGGGATGGCTTTGCGAATGCGATCAGTGAGCCGCGGGCGGCCTTGGAGAATGCGCTGAATCATGTGCGGAACCTGGTGGGGGAGCATCTTGGGCCAACTGGGCAGCAGTTGTTTGATCGGGGCGTTGATGTGTTGCGCCGGTTGCGGGATGGCTTTGCGAATGCGATCAGTGAGCCGCGGGCGGCCTTGGAGAATGCGCTGAATCATGTGCGGAACCTGGTGGGGGAGCATCTTGGGCCAACTG